CGAATAAAGCCAATAAGGTGATTCACCGTAAAGCGTATGCGGAGAACCTGTTGGCCGCGGGATTGTTCATGGCGAAGAATCCTGATGTGTATTTGTATCTGCACGCGGAACCGACTCCTGCCTACGGTGGATTTAATCTCCCGAATCTGTTGCAGGCGTGCAAGATTGACCCGGAGCGGGTGATTTTTCCCGATCCAATGGAATTGCGTTATGGGTATTCAACGAAGCAAATGGCGGCCCTCTATTCGGCGTTTGATGTCTTGTTGGCTCCGTCCTATGGGGAGGGGTGTGGTGTGCCGACGATTGAAGCTCAGGCCACGGGTACGCGGGTAATTGGGTCGAGTTGGGCGGCAACTGCTGATTTGATTGCCGATGATGGTTGGCTAGTTGAGGGTCATCCGTTTTGGGATGAGGGCCAACAGGCCTGGTATAAAGTGCCCGATGTGTCGTCGATTGTGGGTGCGTTGAAACGAGCACATGAGTCTGACCGTGGCCCGTCTGATGTGTCGATTAAGTTTGCGTCCCAGTTCGGCGTAGAAACCGTGTGGGATAACCATTGGTTGCCGTTCTGGAAGCGTTACTTTGAAACTGTCTGAGTTCCGTAATCGTCATGCCGGAGAAGATATTTATGTTATCGGGTCCGGTGCAACACTGCCGTATTACGATCCGTCCTTCTTCGATGACTGTGTGACGGTGGCCATTAATCAGGGATGGCAACATCACTTGGATTCAGTGGATTACATGGTCACGAAATATCACGGCAATGTGGACGATTGGAAAGATAGTTCGCGTGTGGGTTTGATGGTGACGACGAGGAAAGAACGCGGACATGTTGCACCCGTGTGGGATGAACGGGATGATTGCCTAGTGGTGGATCACAATTCTAATCCTGTTGCGGCCTTTGGCGCGAACGATTGGCCGAAGAATCCTGACGCGCTCGTGACTTCTCATTCTTCGATTACTACGGGAATGCACTTGGGGGCGTATTTGGGTGCCCGCCGTATTTTCATGGTGGGTGCGGATTGTGGGGCGTTAGATGGGAAATGGAACATTGAGGGGCATGTGACCGGGCAGGCAAGCCAACTAACACCGAACTTTGAGCATCATAATCGGATTGTGAAACGCGAATTAGAAAAACGGTATGACGTGCGAATCGTGTCTCTGTTGCCGTTCACTACACCGAATATGGACGGGCATAAGTTTGAGTCTCACGCGGGGAGGTTAAATTGATTCCGAATCTGATTGTGCCGGTGTTGAACCGTTATGACTTGTTGCAACGCATGTTGGATTCGATTGATTACCCGATTGCCAATCTGCTGGTGATTGACAATAATCCTGATTCTGCTGCGCGGACGGAAAAACCTGAGTCGGTGGAGCGAATGCGGTGGTTGCATTTGCCGTCTAATTTGGGTGTGGCGGCCTCGTGGAATCTAGGCATTAAATTATTCCCTCACGATTCGATGTGGACCTTCGCTAGCAATGACATGTGGTTTCGACCTGGCGACCTAGAACGGCTCTCACAAGCCTCCAGTGGCTCTCTCACGCTCTCGCAGTACGCACCGCACTGGCACACCTTCGCCGTAGGTGAGACCGTTGTGGACCGTGTGGGGCTGTTTGACGAGCGTTTCTACCCTGCCTACTGTGAGGACAATGATTTCGAACGGCGGGTGCAGTTTGCCGGTTTGCCGATTACCCGACTAGATGTGGCACCGGGGCACGATAATTCGAGCACGCTGAAATCTGACAAACGGTTCCAGGAGAAGAACGCAGAGACGTTCCGCCGCAATGTCATGTTGTATAAGCAAAAGTCCGCCGGGATGGACATGGGGTTTTCGTGGTCGTTGAAGTCTCGTAGGGCTGGGGAGTGGCTCAGGTAAACTAGAGGCGGAGGCTTCTATGGCAGTTACGAACGGTTATGTTTCACTCGCGTTGGTGAAAAAGGCGTTACGCATTACTGACAACATTGACGACGACATTCTCGAACTGAGTATTGAGGCAGCGTCTCGTGAGATTGACGGTTATTGCGAGCGCGTGTTCTATCAGACGACAGAAACCCGTGTGTTTATCCCGGAGGATTCTTTCACCTGCCGGATTGACGATTTGGTGTCTTTGACCACGCTGAAAACTTCCAGCACGGGTGACACATTCGATGTGACGTGGACTTCAACGGATTACCAGTTGGAACCGAACAATGGAATCGCCGGTGGGCTTGTCACGCCGTCTACTCGGATTCGCGCTATCGGAGACTATGTTTTCCCGACATGGATTGCCCAGAACGTGAACCATTACGAGGCGACAGTGCAGGTGGCTGGAACCTGGGGTTGGTCTGCGATTCCTACCGCGGTGGAGCAGGCCGCGCTCCTGCTCACGCTCAGGCAGTACCGCAGGTATGACAGTCCGCTCGGAGTGGCAGGGTTCGATGAGATGGGTGTTGTCCGTGTGGGTCGTATTGATCCCGATCGCAGACATTCGAGCAGGCATGGCAACCAACCTGGAAACCATTTCCGGTATCCGGGTTTACGAGGAAGTGCCTGACAATCCCGCGTTACCGTGTGCTGTCATCCAGTTGGACACGGTTGAATATGATGTTGCCTTCCAACGTGGTGCAACCCAATACGGGTTCATTGTGAACACGGTTGTTACCCGAACAACTGTTCGACGGGCACAACAGAAACTTGATGAGTTTATTGATGCGGGTGCGCGGTCTGTGAAGACGGCGATTGAGTCTGATCCGACCTTGAATGGTTCGGCGTTTGATGTGCGGGTGGAGTCAGTGCGTGACATTGCCCCCGTTACAATAGGAGATATCCAATATATGGCCGTGGATTTCACGGTCACCGTATTTGCACTATAAGGAGTTATTGTGGCCAAGTTTGTGGCTAAGGACTACGACATCACCATTAACGGCGACGACTTCAGCAGTAGCCTGGCCGCCGTCACTCTGAACCTGACTTCCGAGGAGCAGGAAACCACCGCGTTCGGTAATGACTACCGTTCGCGTATTGGCGGTCTGAAGGATGCCAGCATTTCGCTGGACTTCCACCAGGACTTTGGGGCCTCGTCTGTCGATGCAACTCTGTATCCGCTTCTCGGCTCGAACGCCACTGTTGTGGTGAAGCCGACCTCCGCGGCTATCGGTTCGACGAACCCTGGTTTCTCTGCGGTTTACCTCGTGACCGAATACAGCCCATTCGATTCCAGCGTTGGCGACCTTGCCACGCTGTCTGTTGAATGGCCTATCGCGTCAGGTACCGTAACCCGCCTCGTAGCGTAGTAGGGTGTCGGGTATGAACCCGATTAGTCTTGAAGTGAAGTTCCTTGACGGGAATTCCGCAACTGTTGAATGTTTGGCCGCTGACCTAATCGCATTCGAGCAGCATTTCGATTTGTCGATTGCTCGTCTCGAAAAAGAGGTTCGGATTACTCACCTGTTTTTCCTGGCATATACGGCACTACGCCGTCAGGGTAAGACGGGTGATGATTCGTTTGAGAAGTGGACGGAAAAGGTTTCGTCTGTGGCGGAGTCCGGCTCAAAAAAATAAGAGGGCTGGGGGATTCCTCGGCCCATTGGCTGATTGCCGTCCTATCGGTAGAAACCGGTATTAGTCCTAACGAGTTGCTCAAATGTGAGCCTCGTATGTTGTGGACGATTCAGCGCTATCTGATTAGTAGGAGCCAGCAGGCGAAGAAGCGCAAAAGGTAGAATGGTGGGTGGAGGATCCACCCGATGCCTGTTCGTGTTGCAATTGATACTGACACGCTTCGCGCTGTCAATAAGCGATTGGCTGAGATTGACCCGGATTTGCGGAAGCAGGTCGGGAAAGACATTAAAGAGGCTGTCCGTCCTACTGCGGCCCGGATTAAGGCGCGCATCCCTCAACAGCCTCCGTTGTCTGGTATGCGCCACAACGGGCGTACAGCGTGGCGTGGAGTGAACGTGAGCGCGTATGCCACTCCGGGTGGCGGTAGGGGTTCTATCGCCCGTATGGAGGTTTTCGGGCGGGGACAATACCGGGCTGGTTTGAAGATTGCGGATTTGGCTGGTACTCGAGGCCGTTATGTCCGCGGTGAGCGTGGTCGGAAGTTTATTGACAACCTCGATCGTCGCTATCCGTTGTCTGCTGGTGGTAAGGGTGGACGGTTC